TCACGTTGACGATCTTCGTGCCGTTGAGCCAGTCGAGACTCGTCAGGAGTTCATCACCGGTCGCCGGGTCGCGGGGAATGTCGGCGTTGAACCAGTCGTCGATGTCGAGATACGTGCTGCTCGGGGGCGACCCGTTGAACTGCCCAAGCGTGCTTCCCCGATGGTGATACCCCTGGTTCCCGAGTCCGCCCGCGCCCGCCGGGAAGCTCGCGTCGATCGTGAGCACGCCGTTTAGATACACCCGCAGCCGGCCGGCGTTGACCTCGCCGTAGACTTCCCAATAATCCGTCTCGGTCGGCGCGTGCCCGGTCAGGCCGGTGTCGCTCGGCCCGACATACGCCTTGCACTTGTAGTTGACGCCGAGATAGCTGACCAGGTCACCGAGATGGTAGAGCGTGACGCCGCTGTAGGCGGTCAACGCCGCGGCGTCCGCGTAGCGCAGGATGATGTCGATCTTGTAGAACCCGCTCGCCGGGCCGAGACCGGTCCAGGGCACCAATACTCCGCCAGACGCGACCGTCGTGTAGACGCCCGCGGCTTTCTTCAGCACGACGAGTGTGGCCCCGCCGACGCCCGCCGCTTGAATCGCCAGGGCCGCGCCGACGTTGCTCGACTCCACGCCGAAACATTCCCAGAACGTCACCGCAGCCGTGGGGTCGATCTCTCGCACGCGCAGATAGAGCCGCTCCCAGCTTTCCTGCGCGGTATACCCGGTGTCGAATGTTTCGAGCGTCGCTTCCGTCGTGGCCGCGATCGCGCCGCGCAGGGCCAGGCCCATCCCGCCCACGTGACGGGCGGCGTCGCGGCTGACGCTGATGCCGGTGTTCGGCGCGATCCCGACCGGACCGATCTCGCCAAGCTCGAACCCTTCTGACCAGCGGCGGCGCGGAATCGTCGCCACGACCACTGGCTCGACCCCACTGACGGTCGGCGTCTCGGATGCGGCCAGCACGAAGATGCCGATCCAGTAGTAGCGCACCGTGTCGCCGCCGATACCCCAGACCCCGCCGGTCTTGCGTTCGAACGTGGCGACGCTCTGATCGTAGTTATTGAGCGCCGTCCAGACCGGCGACCATGTGTAAGGGGCGGGACCGACGTAATTACCGACCGCCGTGCCTGGTTCCGATCCGGCCCATGGCGCATTGAACGCGACCGCCGCGCCGCCGGCGGGCGGGCCGGGGTTGTAGGGGGCGAACTGATAGCCGTTCGGAAACTGCGTCTGGTATTGCTTGACCAGATCGGGATCGGTCAGCACGATGTAATACGTGAGCCATCGAACAGAATGTGCCATCGCTCAGCTCTTGCTCCCGATCTGGTCGTCGCCGATTTACGCGTGCAGCGGGTTGTCGACGGCGTCGTCCACGAGCCGCGTGCCCTTTGCGGGCATCCGGTCGCGCATGATCTCGTCGTGCTTCTTCCGCAACTCCTGGTCGCCGGTCGTCAGCCGCTCCGGCGTCCGGGGATCGACGTCCTCCATCCACTTCTCGGAGAAGTCCCGCGCGCTGGCAATCAGGAACACGTCGCCCTCGCGCCGCCGGGCGTGATCGTAGTAGCCGGTCTGTGTCGCGCGCACTTTGATCCCGGACGTCGTCTGCGCCGTCGCCGGTTTGGGCGGGCCGCTCGCCGCCTGCGCCTGTCGGGATCGGGCGGTCGAAGGCTGCGGCGCGCTGCGCCGTGCAGCCGGGTGTCGCTTGCTCATTACATTCCTGCCTTTCCTGTTTACGTGAACTGCCCGACACCGATCGCGGTCGCGCCTGCGCCCGTCGTGATCGACCAGCCGGGTGTCGTCGCGTTCCTGGCGCGTGACCGCATCGGGATGACGTAGACGCCGATCGGCGTGTTCGCCGGCGTCAGCGGGATCGCCGAGCCGTTGCCGTCCTTGATCGAGCACGTGCCCGTGGCCGACGTGCCCACGGAGATGATGACCGCTTCGAGTAAGTCCCCGACCGCCCCGACCGCGCCCAGGATTTGATCGGTCTGCGACGCGGCGACCGTCTCGTAGCTATGTGTATGCGGAACGACTGCTTCCATCATGCGCTCCCTGTGAAAACCAAACCTGGCCGGTGCGCCCCCTCTCAGAGTAAACGCACCGGCCCGGCTCCCTGGCGAAGGTCTACGCCGAGAGTGCGCCCAGGTTCATGCTCTCAACGGCCCATCGGGTCGCCGAGATCGCCCGGAACGTGAGCGACGAGCCGCCGAAGGCCGCCGCCGTCCAGGTCAGATTCGCGCCGGTCGTGCCGTCCAGGATCGTCGTGCCGGTGAACGTGAGCACGTGCGCGAAGTCGGAATTGCTGATGACGGTGATCTTCCGGCCGATGTTCTGGTCGGTCGGGGCCGCCACGGAGATGGCCGCCGCCGATCCTTTCGTGAGCACGAACGTGCCGTCTTCGTCGATCGGCAGGGCGGCGTCGCCCGCGATCGTGGTCGGCACGTCGGCCGTGTAGCGCGCGAAATACGGGAACCGCAAGAGACGCGGCAACAGGCGTCCGGGCATAGCTGAATCCTCCAGAAAAAAGTGAACGCACACACGCCGGAGCTGGTCCCTCTCAGGCGACCAACCCCGGCGCAGCCGAACTAGCTGACGGTGTAGCCCTTCGCGTAGTGCCGCGTCGCGATCGAGAACATCGCGTGCAGCGTGAGCCAGGCCGTGAGCGTGACCGTCGCCGCCCCGCCCGTCGGCGTGACCCGGAGACCGGTGTAGCGCAGCGGACCCGCGGCCCGTTCGCCCTGCGGCAGCGGCATGAAGATCGCCGCGCCGATCGGCATATCGGCCGCGAGGAACGTGCGCTCCGAGAGCACGATAATGCCGGCGGTGAGCGCCGCATCGGTCGCTTCGATGATCTCCACCTTCACCGTGGTCGACGACGCCGCGACGTCGACGGTGATGCCGAAGCCCATCGGTTCGCCGGTCGCGATTTCGCGCTTCGGCGTGATGTTGCCGAGATCGTAGGAGTTCGTGACCGCCGCAGCGGTGAACGCCTGCGCATCGGCGACGAGCGTGAGAGCGTCAAGAAACATGGAACTGCCTCCCGAATCCTGTTGACGAAAAGACGAGCGGCACGCTGGTCTGCGCCGCCCGCCGGGTCTGTCGCGTCAGTCGCCTTAGACGACCGTGGCTTCCGTTTCGAGCAGCGCGTCGCTCGTCGCGATCGGGATGCCGCGGAACGTCGGCCGCACGGTGCCGTCAACGTTCTGGTAGGTCAACCCGCCGCCCGCCATCACGTCGTCGCGGCGCTGGATGTCCAGCATCTCGAACGTCGTGCGGTTCATGTAGAACACCGGCTTGCCGACGCCCATCGTCGGGATGCGATGGATCGCCCGGATCATCAGCTCCGTGAGATCCGCCGCCGACGCCTTCGCGACCAGGTTCGAGATGTCGATGTTCGCGATGCGCACGACGTAGCGCCAGTCCTTCAGGGCGATGCCGGCCTTCCACTGCCAGCGTTCCTGATAGGCGCGCATCCGCGATCCGGCGATGCCCGCGGTCAGTTCGACCGTGACCTCGCCGTAGTCGTCGTGCTGCAATCCGGCGATCGACCCTTTCGGGAAGATGCCCATCACCGACTGCGTGCCCCACACGACGAGCCACACCGAGCTGTTGTCCGAGCCCGCGCCGCCCCCGAGCAGGACGTTCGCGCCGTTGCCGGCCGTGGAGAGGCTGTAGCGCGGTGACAACCCGGTGAACTCTTCCGGCGCGATCCCGCCGTTGCCGTAGAAGAGCGTCTGCGCCATCTCCTGATTCATCGCTTCAATGAACGCCATCGCCTCCGACAGCCGGAACGACTGGATGTTGCCGTTCAGTTTAGCGAGATCGACGTCGACTTCCGACCAGGCTTCGAGCATCCCTGCCTGTTCGTCGATCTGCGCGGTCGTCGACTTCGACGGCGTGACGCCCTGATTGAGCAGACGCCAGGCCACGGCCGGCAGGCCGGTGCGCACGGTCGTGCGGTGCCCGGTCGGCAGGTTGCCTTCGATCCAGCGCATGTCCGTCAAGATTTCATTGGTCTGCGAGAGCAGCTCGATGATGAACGGCACCTTGCCGTCCGGGTCGAGTCGCTTGCCCCAATCCACCAGCGTCAGCGCGCCCGTCGAGAGCGCGGCAAAGCCGATGACGAGCGGCGTCCCGTGGTGCGTGAGCCAGCCGACCACGGAGCCGGGACCGATATGCTGCACCGTGTCGACGGTCGCAGCGGTGAGCGGAGTCGCCAGCACGAGCACCGCGCAGACGACGAGTGCAATCCAACGCATCATGTCTTCTTCTCCCTGCTGAGAGCGCGCCGTTACTTCTTCGAGCTGTCGCCGTAGAGGGCTTCTTCGGCGGTTTTCTTCTTTCCGCCCGCCCCGCCCGCCTGCTGCCCGATCGAGTCTTCGGCCGCGCGCCGACCGAGATCCGCGAGAAAGCTCACGACCTCGGGGTGATTACCAGCCGCCACACGATTGACGGCGCGGATGAACGCTTCACGACGCGGATGCCCTTCAGGCCGGAGCAGATCGATCGCCGACTTCGCGAGTCGCTGTGTTTCGACCAGCTTCTCGCCGCCGTAGTCGGGATCGGCCTTGAGCTGCGTCAGGAAGCCATCGTTCGCTTCCCGGAGCAACCGCCCATGTTCGGCGACCGCCGCCTGCGCTTCCTCGTTCGACCAGCCCGCCTTGCGAGCCATCCCTTCGACCGAGCCAAGCACGTCGGCGTCGACAAAATCCTTCACGTCGTCAGGGATCGTGAGCGCGTATTTCTCGGGTGCACTCGGCGGCTTCTGCTCGCCTGGTTTCTGCTCGCCCGGTTTCTGCTCGCCCTCTTTACCCTGTTCGCCCGGCTTCTGCTCACCGGGCTTCTGCTCGCCAACCGGCTGCTCGCCCGGTTTTTGTTCGCCGGGCTTTTGTTCGCCGGCGGGCGGTTTCTCTTCAACTACGGCCATCGTCGTCTCCCTTGTCGGCCTGACGCGCGGTGTGCGCGGCGTCGGTCGATCGGTCCTGTTGTTTATTCCACTCCCACTCTTCCCGTTCCATGAGCTGATAGTGCGGCTCGCTCAGTTCGAGCAGGTCCGCCATCAGTTCATGGCCGTAGTCCTGTCGGCCGGCGTTGTAGTGGATCTCGCTCGACGGATGCCAGATCGACTTGAACACGCCCGCGCGCCGAATCAACGTCGCCATCACGATGCGCCCGGCCGGAGTGTCCATGACCGCCGCGAGCGCCTGGTCGTAGCGTTCTGCCCGGCGCTGCTCGACCTGCTTCGCAAACCGAATCTGCTTCGGGTCCGCCGCGTTCTTCACGAGCGCACGGTCACGCGACATCAGTGCACCCCCGGCATGGACGTCACACCGCCGAGCACGGCATCCAGCGGCGAGCCTTCGGCGATGGGCGCGGCCCCGGCCGCAGCCACTCCGCTGCCGAGATTCTTCGCCGCTTCCGCCGCTTGCATCGCCTGCTGCTGCTGCGCGTCCTCGTCGGCCAGGGCTTGCGCGTCCTCGTCGCTGCGCACCTGCTGCGGGTCGACGCCGAGCATATCGGCGTAACGGTCGACGATCGTGAACACCTTCAGCTTGTGCCGCACTTCCGGGAAGACTTCGACCAGCGGGGCCATCGACTGCATGAAGCGGTCTTGCCCGACGACGCCGACGAGCTTCTGCGCCTGCGCCATGATCGAGATGAACTCGACCTTCAGCGCCACGTCGTTCAGTTCGTCTGGCGGGTTCGGCACCATCCCGTTGCGTTCCATCAGTCCGTAGGTGCGATCGATGAGCGGTTCGAGCAGCTCGTCGTTCGTCCGCTCCAGCACCGGGCCGAGCACCAGCAGCTTCTCTTCGTGACGCTCTTCCACTTCGCGCGCCGTGATGGGCTGCGTCCCGCGCGACTGGTCGCTCTGCGCGAGCATCAGAAACAGGTCTTCATAGAACGCCCGGCGCACCATGTAGCGCACGTCATTGATGTCCTGCACGAGATGTTGGTAGCCCTCCAGCCGCACTTCGTGGATGGGCATCAGCCCTTGCTGGCCTTCGCGGACGTCCTGGTAGGTGATGTCGCCGGCGACCAGGCTGGTCTTCTGTGTGCGCAGCGATGACGGTCCCTTGAGCGGCGGATCGACGGCTTTCGCGAGCAACTGCCCCTTCCGCCGCGCCATGATCTGCAACTGCCGCACATCGCCGAGTGCCGTCATACCTGGGCTGTCGGTGCCGTAGGCGTCTTCGCCCGTGATGTCCCACCGCGGCCCGAAGATCGGGAACGACTCGAACCCGGACTCGCGCAGGAACTTCTCGTGATCGCTCGTATCGTTCCGCTCCGCGTCCAACTCGAAGTGGCAGCTCGTGAACGGCAACCGCTGTGACGCGCGCAGGGCGGTCGGCCGGCGGTCGTCGTTCGGTTGCACGATCCAGCCGATCTTGACCGCGTCTTCATACTGCCCACGATCCCAGGCGTTCTTCACGCGCGTGCTGATGACGCTCCAGTCCAGCACGGTTGAGCCGGGCACGACCGCAAACGTCTGCACGGTCTGCCGCACGCTCAACTCGTATTCCCGGTAGAACGTATTCACGACGCCCCGGTCGTTCAGCGCCATCGCGAAGCTGCCGAGCGGATAGCCGTAACACCGGAAGAGATCGCGCGAGTCTTCCACCGCCGCCATCGCGGACGAGCCGAACACGCCCATATCACCGTAGATGGTGGGGAGCGCGTTGTAGAGATTCGACTGCGTGAAGACCGTGCGCATCCGCTGCGTGACGACGTG